TCCCTATCTAGCCTTACTGAGTCTGAGGAGGATAAGTCTATTCCTGTAGTTAAGAGCATAGCTAAGGCCATAGAACAGCCAGAAGTACCTGTAGTATTGGAGGCTGGTATCTTTGATGATACTACTACTGATACTACTACTGATGCTTTAGGTACTGAGTTTAACTTAGCTGAGTTCACAGACCAACTACGTGAGCATGAGGGCTTCAGGAATAAGGCTTATGAGGATACTGAAGGTCATTTGACTGTAGGTATAGGCCATAAGTTAAGTGAAGGTAAGGTAGGTGACGAGTTCTCAGAAGCCCAACTAACAGAGTTCTTTGAAGAGGATTCAGCCTCAGCTATAGAGAATGCTCAAGGGCTAGTCTCTAACTGGGATAATCTACCTACTAACGCTAAACATGCCCTATCTAACATGGCCTTCCAGTTAGGTAAGACAGGATTATCTAAGTTCAAGGATACCCTAGCTCTAGTAGAAGCAGGTAATTTCAAAGAGGCATCTATTGAGATGTTAGACTCTAAATGGGCAAAGCAAACCCCTAACCGAGCTAAGAGTGTTGCTGGATTAATGGCCTCTGCTGCCAGTAGTTAATATAAAGAGTAGACACTAAAAAGGCCCCGAAGAGTAATCTAAGGGGCCTTTTGTTTGCCTGCTATTTACTGCTAGCCTACGACTTCATCGAATAGGCCATGCTTCACTGCCTCCTCTGCTGTTAACCATACGTTGTTAGGTTTCAATAGATGCTTCTCTATGTACTTCCTACTCTTCTTAGTGTGCTTCATGTAGTGCTTCATAATGTTCTCATTGATCTGATCAAATAAAACACTCTCAGCCTCTAGGTCTGCAAACGTACCTGAACTACCAGCACTAAACTGATGACTGAGGATAGAAGTATTCTTATGTACCTTACGCTTGCCCTTAGCTCCTGTCATAGAGATAAGCAGACCACACGATGCAGCCATCCCAGTGGCATACGTAGCGATAGGGAACTTATGACTCTCCATCTTATCTAGTAATGCGAAAGCAGAGTGTAAGTGGCCTCCTGAACTATTCACTATGATCTCTAGAATATCCTTCTCCTCACGAGGTACGGTATCATACTTATATAAGAATCTTAATGCTCTCTCTACACTACCTGAATGAATATCATCCATAAGTAGATGACGCTTAGAGGCCCACATTGGATCATCTTCTAACATTACTTCTGGTCCTAATAGTTCTAACATTTCCATCTTATACTTTTCCTTTAGAATGTAAGTTCACAACCACCAGCACTACAAGCTGCTTCACCTGATAGGTCTGTATTATCTACTGTCTCAACTACCTTAGTTAGGTCTACATCATTGAGGGACTTCTCTAGTACTTTGAATCGTTCCTCTGTGATAGTCTCAAACGGTGCTTGTATGTAAGTACCACCATCATAAGGTAACACTGAGATACCGTTGAATGTATTGCGGTTCTTCCACATCCATTCACCTACCAATGACCATTCATTATCCTTCACTGATACAGTACAGGATACGTTATGGGTGTTCTGACCTTCTATATGCCCCTCTGCGACCCATTCAGTATTAAACCTACGTACCCTATCAAGTAGCTCTAAAGGGCTCTCAGATCGAAGTATAGAGCCTTGCGGGGCCTTTTGTGGTATTTCTACTACAGCTTGACTATCTGGATTGAAGTATTCATCCTCAATCAGCTCAGGGTGGTGTTTAACTAAGTGTTGGTACAATGCTTCATTCTTACCTAATCGCTGTCTACGGATATAGTATTCATCGTGCCAAGCGTGAATCCCGCTACTAGAGCCGAGTACGCAACTACTGGTTCCACTTGGTTTAACAGTAGTGCAACGAGCAGCAGGGTTAATGCCGATAAGTTCAGCAACTCTCTTGTTCTCTTCTTTAACAGCATTAGCTGCCTCCTTTAAGTCATATTGGAGGATAACCCCAGATCCAATACCTGTCTGCCCAACACCAATCAATGCTTCCTTCTCTGTGGTATCACGCCATTGCTCACGTAAGTAATGGAAGTTAGTATACCCTGCCTGTAGTGTGCCTAAGAATGCAGCGGCCTTACTACGTTCATTTAAGTCTTCTTGAGATGATATATCTGATACGTTTAGCTCACACAAATTGCAGAATTGATAGGGTCGTAACGCGATCTCACAACATGGATTGGTCCCCCAGTCCTTATCATTAGAGAAGTATACCGCAGGTTCGCCAGATCCAGATAGCTCTACCCGTTCCCATAGCTTCTCAAACTCACCTTTAGTAACCCGATGTCGTAGGATAACAGCACTATTATTAGAACGTCCTCGCTGTGGGTTCTGTTCCCACCAACTACCTACCTTACAGCCTAGCATAGAATTATCATCCATAGAGAATAGACTAATCAAGGCTGCTCTGCGGATACCTCCTGCCAATACTGCATCTGCAATGTAGCACATGAGGTCATGGGCTTCTAGGGTATTCAGCTTACGTCCGATAGCACCATCTAAGAGTGAACGGAGGTTGTGGATACAGTCTTTTAGCGGTTGGGGGCCGGGGGCCTTACCACCAGAAGTCACTAACATAGCGCCTTTTGGACGTATATCACGGTAGTCAAACTCTACAGCCATTAAACCATTGAAGTATGATTCCATCAATACCTTAACTGCATCTGCCCAACCTTCGATGTTATCACTGACTAAGAACCTACGGGTACGTTTCTTAGGTCCACGTACTTCAGGTAACTTGCTTACGTGGTGACGTTGTACGCTGTACCCTACACCCGTACCACCTAATAGCAAGAACATAGTCTCAGAAAACGCCTCTACATCTTCAACAGGCAAATAAGCACAGTTGAACACACGATTAGGGGCAAGCTCAATAGGAGCACCACCAAACTGTAACGAACGCATCGAAGGTAATACCTTCTTCTCGTATACGAATTGATATACCTCCTCAATATCCTGCTTAATGTGGGGATACTTACGTTGGTGCATCTCTTTGTTGCGCGTAACCAGTTCTTCCCACGTTTCACGGCGTTGCTCCTCTGGGATATACTTTGCATACTTAGAGAATACAGTGATATCCGATAAGATCTTATTACTTGTTTCCATGATTATCTTCTAACTCTATTAGTAGGTCTATGTAATGTTTAATTTTCTCTAGGTCTTCTATGCCATTCTTATCTCTCCATCTAGAGATATACTTAACGACATTACCCTCTATGAACCCTAGCCCATTAGAGTGTATATACTCTATAGGCTGTATGGCTCCCTTCTTCTTATAGTGATCCCCATTGATTTGTTTATCTAATGCACTAGCCATGTTCCTCAAACTCCCCTCTGTCTATTACCAGCATTAGCTTATCATCAAACCTCTCTAGCAAGTCCTCAGTAGTTATCCCTAAGATTTCTACTAACAGGTCTGTATCATAGTCTCTGATAATATCTTCTATTAGTTCTTCTACTGTCTTAGCCATTTTGTTCTTTACTCCATTTGTTCAGTTCTTTTAACTGATCAGAAGCGAACCATTTGATATCATGCTTATCACACCAAGTAGCATTGGTTAATTTAGAACCCTTACGTAGTCTAGCATGAGGCTTAGACCAAACAAAGACTAAGATCTTACCTTCCTTTAACATTTGTAGGTGGATAGCCTTGTATTTCTGAGTATCTCCTGATCTAAAGAACCCTTTGACTTCAATGTAGATGTTACCCTTTATGAAGTCTGGGTTATAGGTCCTATGGATGGTGTACTTCATCTTCTCAGACTCATACCCCCACCCATCTAGACCTACGGCTACTCTAGCCTCTAATTTACTTCTGTACTTTGGCAGTTTTGCCATTAGCCTTACCCTTTAGTAGTGCTTGTGCCATCTGTCCAGTACCGCTTATAAAAGGACTACCATGTAATTCCCAACCTTCATTGAGCCACTTATTCACTAAGTCCTCAAAACGATCTGGGCGTGGGGTCTGTACTACTTTAAATTCAATTGCCATGATGCTTACTTATTCTCCGTTACTTCAATTACTCGTGGGACGTTCCACACTTCAGTTAAAAACTTAGGTCCATTGCTGTATAAGAATGTACGTAGTTCAGGATAACAGGTTTTCTTAAAATCACAGTAGGAGCATTTAGTAGGTAACTTCATATTACCTGACTTAC